GATCAGTTGAACGCCATCACAGGCGGCATCAGGCGTGGGGAGCTTGTGACGATCACAGCAGGTTCGGGGATGGGTAAGACTACCTTAGTCCGTGAGATTGCCTACAAGTTACACCAGTCTGGTGAGAGGCTAGGTTTGCTCTGCTTAGAGGAGACTAACAAGCGCACCCTATTAGGCTTAGTGGGAACACACCTCTCCAAGAACATCACGGTAGACAGATCACAAAGTACACCAGAAGAGATCGAGGCTACTTTTGACGAGCTGTTTCCAGAGGATCGACAGGTCTATCTCTACGATCACTTTGGAAGCTGTGACATTGACACAATCATCCAGCGTATCAGCTTCATGGTCAAAGCCCTTGGGGTCACTGTTGTTGTCCTTGATCACATCAGCATCTTGGTCAGTGGCCTAGCCACTAACGATGAACGAAAGCTGATCGACATAGCCATGACACGGCTTCGCACAGAGGTTGTGCAGGAGCTTGGTGTAGCCCTGATCATCGTCAGCCACCTGCGTAGACCATCAGGTGACAAAGGGTTCGAGGGTGGCGAAAAGCCTACCCTGCAATCCCTGCGCGGTAGCCACTCGATAGCCCAGCTATCCGATATGTGCCTGTCAATGGCTGTTCCATCAGAGACACCTGACAGCGACACCCGAATCCTCTCAGTCCTAAAGAACCGCTGGTCAGGTCAGACAGGCTGGGCTGGCAACATTCAATTCAACAGAGACACAGGCCGATTGGTCGAAGAAGGGAGCGAGTTCTAATGACACACCCAATGACACTTGATGGATACCAGCTACAAGCTGAGACAACCTTTATCGTTGAGGAAAGCAAGATCGAATACCTAGCCCTTGGCCTAGCCTCGGAAGCTGGTGAGGTCTGTGACAAGCTCAAGAAGCATTTGCGTGACGAAGGTGAGCCCTTGGCAGACATGGACTACGAGAAACGCCTAGCAGTCATGCAAGAGTGCGGTGATGTCTTGTGGTACTTGGCAAACATAGCAGCTCAGTTCCAGTTCGACCTAAGTAGCGTTGGTGAGATGAACCTACGCAAACTAGACAGGCGTATGCAGCTCGACCTGATCAAAGGATCGGGAGATGACAGATGAGGCGGCTGTTCTTTGACTTGGAGACTGACGGTTTAGACCCTGATGTTATCCACTGTATCGCGGTTGGCGAAGAAGGCCATCCAGTCTGGAGCTACGGTCCTGATCAGATCAAAGAGGGCTTGGAAATGCTCTGTGAGGCTGATGAGCTGATTGCCCACAACGGCATTGGCTACGACTTCAAGGTTATCAAGAAGCTCTATCCTAGCTGGCCTTTCAAGGGCAAGCGCACAGACACCCTAGTTCTGTCGAGGCTCATACGAGCTGACCTAAAGAACGAGGACTTCACCTATAACTGGTCTACCGAGATCATGCCCAAGAAGCTCTTTGGTTCTCATAGCCTCAAGGCGTGGGGCATGAGACTACAAAGCAATCTCGGCGGTGACTTCCTAAAAGGCGACTACGATGGCGGATGGGAACACTGGTCACAGGAGATGCAAGACTACTGTGAACAGGATGTTCGAGTGGCTATGGCTCTCTATAAGTTCCTCAAGCCTGACACATGGCCTGACGAAGCTCTGGACATGGCACATGAGATCAGTGAGATTGCCGAGAACATTGGCAACGCTGGCTGGACTTTCGATGAGGTCAAGGCTGGCAAGCTGTATGCCGAGCTATGCACAAAGCGCGAAGAGCTTGACCATGAGCTGCAAGACCTGTTCGAGCCTTGGGAAGTGCATGAGACATTCATCCCGAAGCGTAACAATAAGACCCTTGGTTACATCGAGGGTGAGCCGTTCACCAAGACTACTGTGGTCAACTTCAACCACAACTCGCGCAGACATATAGAGTTCTGCCTGACCAAGAAGTACGGTTGGAAACCTTCTAAAACGACACCACAAGGCCATGCAATCATTGATGACGTTGTGCTTGGTGAGCTGGATTATCCAGAGGCTAAGAAGCTGGGTGAGCTGTTCTTGATACAGAAGCGTATTGGTCAGCTTGCAGAAGGACCACAAGCATGGATGAAGAAGGTCGATGGTGACGGTAAGTTACGTCATAGGATCATCTGTCCAAGCACACGAACTCTACGCTGCACACATATAAAGCCAAACTTGTCACAGGTTCCGGCAGTGCGCCTTCCCTACGGTCAGCAGTGCCGTGAGCTGTTTACTGTTCCTACTGGATACCAACTTGTTGGTAGCGATCTTTCTGGCATCGAGATACGCCTCTTTGCCCATTTCCTTGCAGCTTATGATGGTGGTGATTATGCGAAGGTCATTCTTGAGTCCGACATACACAGCTACAATCAGAAGGCAACGGGACTTGCTACGAGAGACCAAGCGAAGTCGTGGCTCTACAGTACGCTCTACGGAGCAGGTGATGCCAAAGTCGGTTCCCTCATTGGCAAAGGAGCCAAAGAAGGAAAGCGACTAAAAGATAACTTCATCTCTAAAGTCCCAGCCTACGGCATCCTAAAGAACAAGGTCGAGGAAGCTTCTGAGAAGGGCTTTATCACCTCGCTTGGCGGCAACCGTATCAAGGTCAACTCAACTCACACTGCTTTGAACAGTTTGTTGCAATCAGCATCGAGCGCAGTCAGCAGCAAGTGGGTTGTCCTCATAGCTAACGAAATCAAGAAACAGAACCTCGATGTCACGATCCTCGGCTGGATACATGACGAAGTACAAATGGCAGTGAAAGGAGACCCAGATCATGTCGGTAATATCGCTAGACGATGCGCGAAAGAAGCTGGCGAAGCGTTTAAAATCAGACTCCCCATCGAAGCTGAATACTCCGTGGGACGAACATGGGCCGAAACCCACTGAGCTTGATGAGAACACTGAGATAGCCCTGCTTGCCATGTATGAAGTCTTGATCGAGTCATGGGCTGGTGGGTTCACCACTAAATCTAAGTTTGCCCGTGAAGCAGCAAACATAATCGCTGTTGCAGCGACAGAAGGATTGATCACCACACGCCTCGAAGAAGAGGTCTGGGGTAATCGCTGGATGATCACGGAAAAGGGTATGAATTTCATGAAGGAGATACATGACGATGTTGTTAGTTGATGCCGACTTATACCTCTACAGAGCCACAGCAGCCACAGAGCAAGAGATATGCTGGGATGAGGACGATGGCTCGAACATATGGTCACTCGATACTGACCTAAAGCTGGCAAAGGAGATGTTCTTTGACCAGATGGAAACATTCAAAGAGACATTGCACGATGATCGAGTGATCCTATGCCTTACCTCTAAGCATAACTTTAGACGGGATGTAGACCCTCGATACAAGAACAACCGCGTGAAGATCAGAAAGCCTCTCGGTTATCTGGCGATGGTTGATTGGGCAAAGCACCACTTCAGTACAGTCAGTTTGGATGGCCTAGAAGCAGATGATGTCATGGGCATCTTGGCTACCAAGCCTGAGAACATAGGCAAAGCAATCATAGTGTCTGACGATAAGGACATGAAGACTGTACCAGCCAAGATATATAGGCCGATGTCTGGTGAACGCCTCGACATCACAGAGGCCGAAGCTGACAGGTTCTTCCTTACACAGTGTCTGACAGGCGATCCCACAGATGGATACCAAGGTCTCAAAGGATTTGGACCAAAGACAGCCGAGAAGCTGTTGGGGTCACGGCCTGATTGGTCAATCGTTGAGAAAGCCTACATCAAGGCTGGCTTCACCAAACAAGATGCCCTCACCCAAGCAAGATTAGCTCGAATACTCCGCTGGTGTGATTGGGACTACGAGCACAAGAAACCAATCCTCTATGGGAGCAAAGAGCATGTCCAAAAGACACGACCAGTTCATGAAGGAAAAGCTGAAGGAGCTTCAGCCGCCTGACATAATAAAACAACCAGAGCATTACGCTCAACATCCAATTCAGCCCGTGGACTTCGTAATGTCTAACGGGCTTTCTTTTTGGGCAGGGAATGTCATCAAGTACATCTGCCGCGCAGGGAACAAGCTCTACGATAAGCAAGACCCTGTTCAATCCGAAATCACCGACATCAAAAAGGCGATCCGCTACTGCGAGATGCGTCTAAACCAGCTTGAAGGGAGAACTCCAAGTGCCAGATAACTACCTACCATCAGACTACCAGACATTCATCGCCACCAGCCGTTACGCACGGTGGATTGAGGACAAAGGACGCAGGGAGACATGGGTTGAAACAGTGCAACGGTACACTGACTATCTCCATTCAAAAGGCATCAACCTGACTGGACAGGACTGGGATGACATCGAGGGTGCTATCCTCGAACTAGAGGTGATGCCAAGCATGAGAGCACTCATGACTGCTGGTGTCGCTGCTGACCGTGATAACACTTGTATCTATAACTGTTCATATGTTGCTGTGGATGATCCCCGCGCTTTCGATGAGGCAATGTTTATCTTGCTTTGCGGTACTGGCGTAGGTTTCTCAGTAGAGCGTCAGTCAATCAGCTTGCTGCCTGAGATACCTTTAGCACTGTCACAGGGAAATCCAACGATCAATGTTGAGGACTCTAAAGAAGGCTGGGCTAGAGCCTTACGTTCAGTCATAGAAACTCTATACAGCGGTGTCGTACCTACTTGGAACCTAGACGCTATACGACCTGCTGGTAGCCGCCTCAAGACATTCGGTGGTAGAGCCAGTGGACCAGAGCCGCTGAACGATCTGTTTAACTTCGTTGTAGCCAAGTTCAAAGGTGCTATGGGTCGCAAGCTAAACAGCATCGAGTGCCATGACATCATGTGCAAGATCGGTGAAGTCGTTGTTGTCGGTGGTGTCAGACGATCAGCCATGATCAGCTTGTCTAACCTAAGTGACACACGCATGTCACATGCTAAGTCAGGGAGCTGGTGGGAGAACGAACCACAGAGAGCCTTGGCTAACAACAGTGCTTGCTACACAGAGAAGCCTGACAGCGAGACCTTCTTGCGCGAATGGCTGGCTCTAGTGGAGTCCAAGTCTGGTGAGCGTGGTATCTTTAGCCGTGTCGCAGCCGAAGCTCATGTAGCGAAGAACGGCAGACGCGAGACAGGCTATGCTTGGGGAACTAACCCTTGCAGTGAAATCATCTTGCGGAGCAACCAGTTCTGTAATCTGACAGAGGTAGTCGTAAGAGAGACAGACGATCTTCAGTCACTCAAACGTAAGGTCAGACTGGCAACTATCCTTGGCACTGCACAAGCTACCTTCACACATATGCCGTACCTCAGACCGATCTGGACTAAGAATACAGCAGAAGAGCGTCTGCTGGGTGTGTCTTTGACAGGCATCATGGATCATCCCGTACTCGGTAAGAACGTAGACAGTCCTAAGTGGCTTGCTGAGATGAAGCAGGTAGCTATCGACACAAACGCTGAGTACGCGGAGCGTCTTGGTATCGAGGTGTCTGCTGCAATCACCTGTGTCAAACCTTCTGGGACAGTCAGTCAATTAGTTGACAGTGCCAGCGGCATCCATGCCCGACACTCTGATCACTACATCAGGACAGTCCGAGGTGATAACAAAGACCCTCTCACTCAGTTCCTAAAGGATGCAGGGATACCAGCCGAAGCTGACGTTATGAAGCCTGACGCTACCACAGTGTTCAGCTTTCCAACTAAGTCACCTTTTAGCGCAGTGACCCGCAATGCCATGACTGCCATCCAGCAGCTCGAACTGTGGAAGACCTACGCTGAAGTCTGGTGTGAGCATAAGCCCTCGGTGACAGTCACAGTCAGGGATCATGAGTGGATGGAAGTGGGTGCATGGGTCTACAAGCACTTCGACCTTTGTTCTGGGATTAGCTTCTTGCCTCACTCAGATCATACATACGCACAGGCTCCTTATCAGGAGTGTACTGCTGCTGAGTACGCTGACATGAAGCAGAAGATGCCCACATCAATCGACTGGTCAGCTCTGTCTGACTACGAGAAGGAAGATCACACTAGCGGCAGCCAGACCTTGGCATGTACCTCTGGTGCATGTGAGATCGTGGATATTGCGTCATGAGTGTTCCAACCTTTGAAGAGATCAAACAAGCTCTGAAGATACCTGAGTTCAAGGAAGACAAGTGGGGTCGGCGTATCTATGACCCTACTGACAACTTACCTCGCGCTGTCTCCAAACCACTCGCAGGTGTCAAGATCAGACCAAGGCTCCGTAACCAATCGCGGGGCAAGTGGGATGGCTGACGAAATCAAATGTGAGGAGTGTGAACAGAACATCGCCTTTTACCATACTGGTGGTGTTTACACATGCGCTCCCTGTGAGCTGAAGAAACTAGGAATACGGCCTACCTATATTCCTTACAAGAAAAGACCTTACCAGAAACGTGGCAAGTAGCTGTGGTTTTCTCCATTTTCCCACAGCGTTGGTAAGGCAAAAAACACCGATACCATTTGTTCTCCCTTGGGGTATCGGTGTTTTTTCTTATGCACAACTTCGGATGTTATCTGCGATGGTTTGTGCTCTTTGGCCTACCTGTCTGGCGTACCGCGAGTCCAATAGTTCATCGGCAGCTATAGCCCATTGCTGGCTGTTCAAAGCCGCTACAGTGGCCTTAAACTTCATGAGTGTCGGAGTACCCATGTTAAACGCAAGATCGACCAGTGACTCTTGGACTATCTCAGGCATGTCAGAGAAGCTTGGGAAGAGCTTTAGCAGCTCACCGTGGACGATGTTTATGTCCTCATCTAGCATCTGCATGGCGGTCTCTTCGGAGATGCCTCGGTCATCTAAGTTACGACCTACGCCTATCGTGAGCTTATCACTTGTGCAGCGGTAAGGTGTTAGCTTCAGACCCTCATGCAAGATTAGCTGCTCACGCATACGCTTCATGTTAATCATTTAGTAATCCCCTTAACCTTTTCTACTGTCCTCAAACCACCAAGACCGAGCATCCCAAGAAGCACAGTCATCAAGCTATCCATGTCAAACACGGGCAACATCGGTATCTCGATGCCAGCATATGAGCATACGAACATAGCCATCGGTGCTAAGACGAAATGCCATATCATCGCAAAGGCCAGCCCCCAGCCAAGGAAGGGTCGCCAGCCAGCCACGAAGATTGACCTGTGAGATGCCTCGGCCTTTAGGATTTCTATTTGCCCCATCTGTGCTTCATGAGCCTGTTTAGTAGCTAAAGTAGCTATTTCATGGGCGATGGCGTTCTTCTGGTCTTTGTCCTCGATGAACTTGTCCAGTAGTCCCGTTACGGGGCCGATCAGTGCTTGCAGCATCTTGCTTTTCCTTATTCTCTTTAGCTTGTTCTTTGGTAGTCCTGTTGTGCATGTCCCACATGACCACTACTTGTCTCCCTTGTGTTCATGTCCCATCCAGATGCCAAAGACAGCAGTAAGGACACCCATCACGACAGACACAAAGGCAGACTGTGCAGCCGTAGGTTCGAGCAAGGCCATAAACCATTCAGCGCACCGCCAGCTCATCATCGTGGACGCAAGCATCATGAACCTCGGCAGTATCTTCCAAGCGAGGAACTGTTCGACTGTAATCATAGTTGTGTTCCTTCAATCTTTTCACACTTGAAGCGTTTAGGTAGAACCGTACCTCTTTCTATTTCTACGATAGCGTCACCCATCTCGTAGGCTCTCTGTTCACAGATTTCAAAGGTCGCGTATGGTCCTCTAGTGTCGCTATACTCCCAGCAGTCAGTCGGTGACGCGATTGCACACGCCAATACTAATGTCTTAAACATTGTTGGCCTCTAGTAATATTAGGATGATGATGAAAAGGGCAAAACCTGCCAGTGAGAGACACACCAGCCAGTAGAAAGCGGTCAGCAATGTGTCTTGTCTT